GTTTACCAGGGCGGAATTCACGATTACTCTTCGAAAGCGGTCGAGACTCTACTCCCCATCGAAGAAATGATTTCTGACCTAGGTCACCTCCTGGACGCTGAAGACGTCACATACCAACCGGACCCTGTTGCTGTGCGTAAATATCAGAACGAAATCGCCTGCGACATCCCTCGCTACACTGACCGTCTTAAAACGACGAATCACAATGGCATGAACTTGCCAGACACTGAATGTTTTGGCACGCCTCAAACCGAAGCTAATCTTTACAACTTGCTCACCGAAACCAAATCCATCTTGACAACTCTGCAATGGAAGGCTTCAGATCCTCAGGGAACTGAACTCTACTCGGGTCCTGTAGGACCAGTCTACAACGGCACTGGCGCTCACGACATCTTGCCGCTCGGCTTCCAATATTGGACCGGTGGCACCTCTTACATCATAGACGTCATATGCTCGCAGATGCACAGAGGCCAATTGAAAATGACCTATGCGATCGACCAACCATCGTCTCCCGCTTACGCAAACGTGACGCAAACGTATTTCACGACTGTCGACATTTCAAATGGTCGAGGTACGATTAAGATCGACTTCCCATACTTGTCCAACACTCCATACTGCGCCGTTCAAAATCAGTGGGTCCATAACATTGGATCGCAACCATTTACTCCTGGCATCTTTACCATCTTCGTGCAAAACGAACTTCGTGCAACCGAAGTCGTAGCGCCCGTGGTCGACGTAGTCATCTACAAGACCTATCTCAAGGATTTCCGCTTGGCCGTCTGGGCTCCTCTTGGAGCTCGAGGCCCTGTAAGCCGAACCCCACCACGTCACACCATCAAGCGTGACCCCCGCGAACAACGAACAACTCGCGTTCGCAACTAACTTTTATATTTTATTTATTATTAATACTTCATTATATATTCAGAATTCAACTTAGTTAGCATACTGCGTTTACCAGCGCCCATCATCCGTTATAACCCCTTTTGTATCTTTCAAAGGAACCATCAGCGCGTGTTTGGGTTCTAAGCTGAGACGCTTTATTTTAT